GGAGGACGCCGCGGCGAGACGCGGTTCCGCAACCAGCGGAGTATGCAGGTGAAGCGTTCGCGCCCCACAGCTCCGCTCTTATACTGGACAATGGACGGCTGGGTGTCCGAGTTGCTTTACCAAAAGACAGAGGAAAAGAACGGGCGTACTACCACCACCTACACGCATCGCCTCACGGTTGTTATTGTCCTCGACCCTTGTATCAATTATCCGGTCGGCTATGCGATCGGCGAACGGGAGACCCCCGAACTTATCAAAGCAGCCCTCCGGAATGCTGCGAACCACACCGCCGAGCTTTTCGGACGCCGTTACTACTCGAATCAAATACAGAGTGACAACTACGGACGAGGGAACCTCAAACCGATTTATCAGATCATGGGAGACATATACACTCCAGCCCGTGCGCACAACGCCAAATCGAAAGTGATCGAGCCGTTCTTCAATTATTTCAACAGGAAATACTGCCAGCTCTGTACGAACTGGGGCGGGTTCGGCATAACCTCGAACAAGGATTTGCAACCGAATAGCGAGTTTTTGAACAAACACCGCCACAGCTTCCCGACCGAGGAGGAGTGCCGCCAGCAGCTTACGGCTTTTATTGAGCGGGAGCGCGCCGAAAAACGTGCCGAGTACGTGAGATTGTTCGACAAGTTACCCGAGGAGCGACGCTTGCCGCTTTCCGATGAACAATACCTCCTCACGTTCGGAGCCGATACGGGGTACCGCAACGCACTCGAGGGCGTGGGCTTGCGCCCGACGATCGGCGGCATAAAACGGGATTACGATTGTTTCGACCCCAAGTTCCGGGAATACGCGCATGTCCGCTGGGCGGTGAAATACGACCCGGACAACCTCGACCATGTGCTCGCGGTGAACGAGGACGGTTCCCTGCGCTTCATGCTCGAACGGAAACACGTGCAGCCTATGGCTCTCGCCGACCGCCGCGAGGGGGATGCGGAGCAGCTCGCCCGAGTACGGGAGTTCAACAAGCAGCTCGAGAACGACATAACCGAACGTCTCGCCCTCGCCAGCAACAAAGTCGAGCAATTATTCAATGACAACCCGCAGCTCGACGTTGCAACCCGTCTGCTGTTGTGTGATAGCCGGGGGCAAAATAAGAACCACAAGCAGACGCGCCGCCTGCAAGCCCACGAGATCGAGGACATAGAGGCGATCGAAATTGCAACGGTGCGCCGCCCGGTTCCTCAAATCGAGGACGAGGAAACTTTCAACTTGTACTAATAATCAGAAATAGAGATAATATGAAAACGATCGAGAAAGAGCAAATCAGAACCAAACTCGCGGAGTTCTGCGAGATCAAAGGCGGACAGAACAAAGCCGCGAACTCCATGCGCGGCGTCAGCCCGGCGACAATTTCCCAAGTGCTCAATAACAACTGGGATTTAATCAGTGAGGAAATGTGGCGCACGATCGCCTCGCAAATTGGTTACGATCCGCGTGCGTGGGTTGTCGTGGAGACACGCGGCTACAAACGCATGTACGGACTTTTGCAGGACGCGCAGGACAATTCCCTCGTGTTCGCAGTCACGGGTGATGCCGGATGCGGTAAGAGCGAGGCGATCAAGAGCTATGCTGCCAGCAACCGGAATGTGTATAACCTCTCGTGCTCCGAGTATTGGAACCGCAAGCACTTTATGGCGGAACTCCTGCAATGTATGGGGATTGATTCGACGGGCTGCACCGTTCCGGAAATGATGTCGGACATTATTCTCGCCCTCAAAAAGAAAGAAACGCCGCTCGTGGTACTCGATGAAGCCGACAAGTTGAGCGATCAAGTGCTCTACTTTTTCATCAGCCTGTACAACAAACTCGAGGATCGTGTCGGGATCATCCTGTGTGCGACGGACTACCTCGAGAAACGCATCAAAAAAGGTGTGCGAACTAACCGGAAAGGCTACAAGGAGATTTACAGCCGTGTCGGGCGCAAGTTCATCCCGATACAGGTCGTAAACAGCGAGGACGTTGCCGCCGTGTGCATCGCAAACGGTGTGACCGATCCGGAAACAATAAACGAGATTATCGACGACTGCGAGAGCGATTTGCGCCGGGTAAAACGCAAAGTCCACGCGGTCAAACAGCGTTCAACCTCCAAATAAACGGTGTTCAAATGAAAGCGATCGACCTTGTAGTCAAAGCCAAGTGGTACGACATGGAAGCCTCCGGCGAAAAGCCCGAGGAGTACCGCGAGATTAAACCATATTGGATAAAACGGTTATGTGACAATCCGGTATTTGATTCTAAAGGCAATTTGATCGGCAGAAAGCCCATAGACGATTGGACTATTGCCAAATGCAGAAGATGTGGTATTGATTTAATAAAAGCATTCCATCGTGGTAACATGATTCCAAAGGAACTTACCCATGCCCGCTTCCGCAGAGGCTACACCCATACCGCAATGCTGTTTAGAATCGACAACATTGCAATCGGCAGAGGCAAACCCGAATGGGGTGCGCCCGATCACGATGTTTTCATTATCAGATTGGGAGAAAGGATTTAGACATGGCAAAAGCGATAAGCAATAAAAACGTGGTGAATGCCAAGTTCAAGGTTGCCGATTTCACGGGCAAATGGCTCGCGTCGTTCGGCAAACCCGAACTCCGGGGCGCATGGATTATCTACGGGGAGAGCGGCGGCGGTAAAACGCACCTTGCTTTGGAGCAGCTCAAATACCTGTGCGGGTTCGTGGATCGGGCGGCTTACGACACGTTGGAGCAAGGTTTATCGCTGTCGTTTCAGAACGCATGGAAAAACGCCGCAATGCAGGAGGTCGGCTCCCGGGTTATCGTGCTGGCGAAAGAACCGATCAAGGAGTTGCGGGAACGCCTGCGGAAGCGCAAAAGCCCTAACGTGATCGTGATTGATTCGATTACGGCGTTGGTCGGGTTCACGCGGACGGTGTTCATGGAATTGATAAACGAGTTTCCCGACAAGTTATTCATTTTCATAGCACACGAAGAAAACAACAAGCCCTATCCGGCTATCGCGCAGCACGTGCGAAAGCTCTCGGAGGTGAAAATCCGGGTCGAGGGGTACAAAGGATTCGTAACGACCCGATTCAAAGGCGAAAAAGGTGAGGGAGGTGCCGATTTCGTGATATGGGAACAGGGCGCAAATGAGTATTGGATTGATAAACTTTAATGATACACAATTATGCACACAATGGATAAAATTCACAACGGGGTACTCCGCAAGTTCCACACCCTTTGCTCGCGTTTGGGACTGACGGAGGCGGAAAAACGGGCGATCGTCGAGAGCTTCGGCGTCGAGAGTAGTGCCGACATAGACACGCACGCCCTTATCGACGTTTGTGCCTCGCTTTCCAAGCAGTTGGAGGGCGACAAAGGCGACCAAATGGATAAACTGCGTAAGCGTGCTATGGCTGCGATCGGCGGCTACCTGCGTAAAATCGACAAGGAAAGCAACGCCGAAATAATCAAAGGAATTGCCTGCCGTTCCACCGGGTACCAGTCTTTCAACAAAATACCCGCCGAGCGTCTGCGGAACCTGTACAATACATTCCGCAACAAACAAAAGGACATGGATGCGGCGGAGCGTATCGCAATGGAGCTCTTGGCTCAAAGCTACACGGCGGGGAAAACCTCCCCGGCGATATTGAATTAACGGATTTATTCACCTTTCAAAAACAAAAAATTATGAGTTCAAACAACAATTCTTCGGGTGCAGGTATCGGCTTTTTGGGCTTGCTCACAATCGCCTTTATCGTGCTGAAACTGACAAAGTGCATCGCGTGGTCGTGGTGGTGGGTTCTCGCTCCTATGTGGATGCCTCTTGCCCTCGTGCTGCTTGTTGTGGTAATCGTCGGGCTGTGCAAGTTGTGGATTTACTGCAAATGGAGGGCGAGACGATGAAATGGTACATCAGCGGCAAAATTTCGGGCTTGCCGACCGACCAAGTAACCGCCAAGTTCAAGCAGGCGGAGCAGCAAATCCGGGCGTTCGGGCACGAACCCGTGAACCCGACCAACAACGGGCTCGGCTCGGAGGCGAGCTGGAACGAGCACCTCGTCGCAGACGTTGCCCTGTTGCTCGAATGCGATGCGATCTATCTGCTCAAAGACTGGGGCGACAGCCGGGGATCGCGCATCGAGGCGAATATCGCCGAGGAGTGCGGCTTGCAGATCGTTCACCAGCCGGAATATGCGACCTATGAGAGCCGCATGTGAGCAGCTCGCCGGAGCCCTGTTGCGGTTTACCGAGGCAATGCGATCCTGTAATTCCGCTTTACGGAGGTATTCGGCTGTTATGCCAAAACAAAGGTACAAGCCGCTACAAGGCAACAGAACCCGAAAAACAAAGAGATTAACCTGCTTGCAACGTAGGCGAAAAAAGACAAATTAAACCACTTAAAAACAAAAAATTATGAGCAATCAGAAATCAATCATCGGTTGCGGATATATTCCGCTTGAAATGCAGGCAGTGTGCCTCAAAACCAACATGAATACCAATCTTGGTGATATTGTGTATAAAATCATTACGGCTCCTTATGAACGTGTATTTGTTCGCAAGAATCTTTTTGATTTAACACCTAAAGAATGTAAACGTATGGCAGTAGACGTAGTTGATGAATACACAGGTTTAACGTATGCCGTCGAGTACGAACCCGCGAACCTCGTCCACCCAACGTCGGAATCCAAAACCGACCAGCCCGGGGAACCTGTCGATTTCGCTACCCGTGCCGGGCAGATCGCCGAGGAACTCAAATCTATGTTCAACTCTGCGGGGGAGGGAATTTCCGACAAATGCGGTGTTGCATTCTTTGCGGTTTCGGATGACGGGAACGATAAAACATCGACGTGCGTCGGGTTTCTCGGCGGTCGAGGTAGTCGGGTGTCGGAGGCTATCGCTTCGGTGTGTTCCAAGAACCCCCAAGTCCTCGAAATCGTGAAATGCGCCTCGATCGAGGCTATGTTTCACCGGATATTCGACGGCGCCAACAAGAAGAAATAACCAACTTTCATTTTTATAACAATGGCAAAAACAAGAGTTAAAAAGGTCGTGGTTTCGGGAGTTACGCGCGACCAAATGGAGGAGGCTTTCGGCGCATTCGCCTTTGCCGACGCCAAATTGCAGGGTATCAACGCGGCAATGGATGCGGAGATTACCAAGATTAGAGAGCGCAATGCCGAGGAGATCGCCAAGTTCCAGCAGCAAAAGGACGACGCCCTCGAGGTGATGCAGACGTTCGCCACCGAGAACCGGGACGAGCTTTTCTCCAAAAAGAAAAGCATGGAGACGGCGCACGGCGTCCTCGGGTTCCGCACCGGAACACCGAAACTCAAAACCCGCAAGGGCTTCACGTGGGCGGCGGTGCTGGAGCTGCTCAAAGAGTTCAATCCGGCGTATGTCCGTACCAGCGAGGAGGTCGCCAAAGATAAGCTCCTCGCCGATCGTGAGAGTGAGGACATGCCCGAATTGATGCAAAAAGTCGGCATCAAGGTCGAGCAGGACGAAACGTTTTTTGTTGAACCTAAAAAAGAAGAATAAGGCTGAATGTCAGAGAAAGTGCGCAATTATGACAAAGAGAGTATCGAGGTGTGCCGCAACTGCAAGGGCACCGGAGTAGCTTACACGGAACCGGAGTTTCACCCATACGGGAAAGAAGATGATCCGCAGCCGTATGAATGTCCCGTTTGTCAAGGCAGCGGACGGGTAAAAAAGACGCTGAACATCAAGATCACAATCGAACCTTACCCCGGCAAGTCCGGAGTATAAAAAAGAAGCCCGCCAACCGGAAACCGACTAACGAGCAAAGCGTGGGGACGCTTTGCAAAGATAGTAAGTTTTCGGCACATGGCAAAGGGAGTTCGTTATAAAAGCACGTTAAAGCGCATCCGGGAGGTTTGCGCGATAACGAGGGAGCACTACGAGGCTGGCAATCAGTCCAAGTGCTACCGGGCTGTATGGCGAAATTTCATCGAGCCGAAATACGGTATTTGTTACCGCACTTTCTTGAACTACATAAACGAGCCATTACCGAAAGAACCCAAAAACAAACAACTTACTTTATTTGATTTATGAGCGAAAGAACCAAACTGAATAATGAGCAGATCGCCGCCTTACAGGAGGTAGTCGGAGGCGCGGACGTATTCAGTTGCCATACTGCAAAACTACTCCGCGAAATCGAGGTTATCGCCCCGGAATTGATCGAAATCGGGCATCCTATGGGTGTTTATAAAGCGATTGACCCGCACCCGTATTTCGGTGCCATAGTCACCCGCTACGGTGTTGAGTATCTCGAAAATATCCAAAAACAAACACGGGATGAATAAGAAGCAGCGCGAAATAATTGCCGACGCCTACGAGCTGTATATCCGTAATGCCATGCGAGGCGATCCGGTGGGCGGTTTCAGCGACTTTGCCGATTTGTTTTCCCGGCTTCGTAAAACAGACAAGAGACTGGACGAAGAACTGCAAGAACGCTACGACGAAATCCCCGACAAATAAGGACGCAAGCCCCGGAACCGTGAAAGGTTGCCGGGGCTTGTTTTATCCTCTTACCAGCGTGACGCCGACGGCGACCGCTTGGGGCTTGACCGCCGAGGTGTCGGTCGCTCGTGTCACGAAGCACTCCTCGTCATGCTGCACGCGCTCGTGGTCGTGATCCGTCACGGATTCGACCAGCATAAAGCAGTTGAACCCCTCGCCGGAGAGACCTTGTACCTCCGCGTCGATCCGCTCGATAAGGTCGAGGTGTTCGAGTGCCCGGTCTTGGTATTTCCCGCCCTCCTCGGGCGACGCCAGCGTTTCGGTCACGACATGGAGCCGCACCCGAACGTCTGCCGATCGTGCGCCCCGTGAGAGCTGCGACCACTCGATCGGCTCGAACTCTACGAACACGGCAGGGAGCCGGAATGCCTTTTGTTTGGAGAGCTGCTCGGTGTTCCGGTTCCACAGGCTTACGAACTTGACGCCGACCTTTGAATTTTTCAGCCTGTCGGCAACGGCTTTGTAGATTGCCTTTCTCATTTTCTCAACTCTTTTGCGAGGTTATCGAAAAACTCGGTTATATTCTCGTGGACGATCTGTTTGATCGCCTGCCGCACCTCCTTGTGGTCGCCGATAAACTGGCGTTTCGGCATCGTTATCTGCCGGGTGTGCGACCGCACGGTATAGGTCTTGCCCGTGCGCCTGTTTGTCCGGGTATGGGTACGGACGTTCTGTGTGAACTTTCCGCCCTCGTTGTGGAGTGCGGTGTACGGCAGCGGGGAGGAATAGTGTACCCCTTTCCCACGAACGGACGCCCGGATCGAACGGCGCATTTTTCCCGTGACATGCAGGAGCGACCCTTTCGCCTTTTTGTTCTTCCGGGGCTTCCATTTGGAGCCGAAAAAGCCTTTGCGCTCGAAATTCCGGTCGAACATTTCGGTAAGCTCGACTTTCATGTCGGAGAGTATGTTTTGGATCAGTTCGTCAGGTTTTGGCATTTTTCTTTGGTTGGTAATTGAAAATGTGCTACTTTTGCGAAAATGCTATTCATATCGTAATGATTGACTACGAAACAACGGTACAAGTCCGCGAGTGTGCGGAATGCAAGCACTATTTGGGTGGTTGCAAATGCCGTGCGTTCAATCATATACCGCTCGACTTTTTCACGGATGCGACACGACACGACAAGCCCCTGCCGGAACAGGTGGGCGACTTTGTTTTCGAGGCTGCGGAAGATGCGCCGAAAACCCGTGTTTACGCTGCGGACTGACATTTTCATCGTTTCAATTCCCCGCATTTTTTCTCAATCAACTTTCCGACTGCCGTCGCAATTTCGCGTGCCTGCGGGTTGTTTAGGTACTCACTCCATGCCTCGGCGATAAATTCCGCCTCGGGGGTATAGTTGGATTTCCTCATGAGGCGCGAATCATACGCATAATGCGAAAGGTTGTCGATGATGTATTGCTCGCCATGAACGACCGCCTCCCGAAATATTTTCAGAAACTCCGCATCTTTACGCAACCCGAGGAGGGCATCAATCTTGTGCCCGAGTTCATGGTCGAAAACCGCCTTAACCGTGTCACAGGCAATCGGGTGAAATTTATATTGCACGTCCCTTTTCAGCGATTCGGCAATCTTGTCCCCAGCCCATGCCGTATTAAACACCAGCCCGTTAGCTCCGTACTGCTCGCATCCCTCGCTCGAATAGGCGTAACAATCTTTGAGGTATGCGACCTTGCGCGCCCATTTTTTCGCGGCGTCCCTTACGGCGGAATCGAGAGCATTCGGGTACAGCGGTTTAAGTTCCTTGTATTTCGCCTCGGCTAAAAGATTGACCCGCCCCGTCATAGAACCGACAAATTTTATCTTGCTTTTCAATTCGGGGAAATCTCTGAAATGCCGCTCTACGCAGTCGAAAATATCTTTGACTTGTGCGATGTCCTTTTTCTTGAACCCGTCGAGGCGGCAGTTGATCCCGAGAATATCCCGGAACTGCTGCTCCGCCTCCTCTATGGTCTTGGCGGAGAATCGCTCTTTTGCGAGTTGTAAAATCTGCTCTTTTGCCTTTTTGGGAGCCTTGTTGTACGGGTGTTTGTCCGGGAACACTTTTAACTCCTTTCCGGGATTGAACCGGAAAATCCGCTTTTTGGGTTCCTCGGTGATCTCCTCGCCGATCCCGACCGCCTGCTGGCTGTCGCTCTCGGGGTACCTGCCTTTGCGTACCTGTACGACGACGCAACGGCAGTTCCAGCCGTTGGGCGGCATGAACTGCTCCCAAAACGGATCGCTCACGGGCAGGGTGATGTTGTGCAGCCGCTGGTGTTCCTCCCGCACCCGCTCGTCGTTCGCCGTCCGGTACTGCAAATTGTACCGATCGCCGTCCTGCTGGAAATCGTGCCATTTCGCCGCCATTTGGGACGACGTTACCGCGTGATTGTATTCCGCATACAGATAGTTGCGGTTATACTTGGCGTCGATTTTTGCGACGTCCTCGTGGAATTTCTCGAACGGTTTTATCCCTCCGTCGTCCCCGATCAGTGACAAGCCGACCTCGTTCAACGAGTGGTATGTTTTCAGTCCGGAGAAAATAAAGGCGTTGTTTTCCAGCAGCCCGGTAAGTTCTGCGGGCATTTCCTCGCCTATTGACGACGACACGGCACCTCCAAGGATGCGAAACGTCTCGTCGATCACGTCGCGGGCTGGCTGTTCCTGCAACATGGAGGGGGTAAAACCGCCCCTTTCGCGCACCCATTCTGCGGCACGTTCAAATACGCGGCTGTCAAACCCGAAATCGGGCGTTTTTTCGTCGTCTGCAAGCGTTAAAAGCTCGTCGCGGTATAAACCCTCGACCGCATCGTCAAGACCCCGGTAAAACGCCCGGAAATTCTTTGTCGGCACCTCCCGGGGGCTGGCGTCCTTGCCTTTGCTGGCGTCAGCCCCTACTCGAAAAAACTGTTTGCGCTGGTTTTCTTAACCCCGGTGATCGGGATTTTGTACTTGTCGGCAAAATAATTCGGGTCGATGTCGTACTCCTGCAGGAGCAGGCGTTCGATCTCGCGCTGCTCTGCCGGGGTGTAGCTCGTCGCCTCGTTCCAGTCGAACGTCACCCCCGCGAGCGGGAACCCGTGCCGGATCATCAGCGGGATAAGTCGGTCGTTCACGAGGTACTTTATCATCGTGGCGTCCGCACGGCAGATGTTCTCGAACACCTCGAGGTGCGTTTCCGACTGCGACAAAGAGCTGCCGTTGTCGATCGTCATAGTCTGCCCGAGTATGCCTTTGGAAATTTCGGAGTTGCATCGGTCGATCCGTTTGTCGTACACGTTGTATGCGTCGCCCCGGCTGGTCTCCTTGATTTCGATCTCGGTGCCCTCCGGGAACAACCCCCACGATGCGGCACCCATTTCGGCGAGCATGGTTTCGATCCGCGCGATGTCTTTCGTGTCCTGTGACATGGTTTTGCCGATACGGATCGGCATGCCGAACACCTCGCCGAACGTGTCCCAGTAGGCGAGCATGTTTTTCTTGGAGAGCGACTGCGGGGCGCATTTAAGCAGCACGCCGAGGTCTCGAGCTTTCCCGACCTCGATGCACCACACGGCGATGTCGCCCTCGCGGTACGATATGCCGTTTTTCCAGTCGTCGCCCGCCTCCCGGGTAATAACGCCGTATTCGGGTACGACGTGCTTGCGGGGCACCAGTTCGACGCCCGTAAAGGACATTACGCCGTTCTCGTTGGTGATGTCTCCGAACTGGATCAACGAATGCCCGAAATAAGGACTATCGAGTGCGAGGTCGAGGAAATCGTTGAACCACTCGCGCTCGAACATAAGGCGGGCTTTGTCGTCCTCCTTGCCGTTCTTCCCGGTGAGGACGAACGGTTTTTGCAGGGTCTTTCCCTTGCGCTGGGCGATACAGCCGGAGAGGTGCAGATCGACCAGCGCGTCGTTGTACACGTCGAGCAGGGCGCAGCGGTTCGGCTGCTCGTAATTGATCGCCGCCTGCCATGCCTGCCGCCACGTGGCGATGTCCTTTTTGGTGAGGCTCTCGGTCTGCTGGTTCAGTTCGATAAGGACGTCCCTTTTCTTCTTTACCTGCGCGGCGAGATTGAGCACGTCGCGCCTGTGCCGAGCCGAGGTTCCGGGCATCATTGAAAGGAAATTATCAAAAAAACGCATTCAGCATAAAATCACAATTTAAGCGGCGTTTAACCGCTGTTTAATAATCGTATTTGCTGGCGGACATGCCGCCGTAACGTATCGGGTTCGAGGTATCGGTTTCCCCGTCCTCTCCGGTGTACGTCGGTAGATTCGGCATTGAACCGCCTTTGCTCACGCGGGTAAGCCATGCGATCGCGTTGTCGTAAAGCTCCTGCCGTCCGTCGAGAGCCAAGTTCTGCGGGAGCCAGTGCACGAGATAGTACAGGGCGATATTTACCGTCACCTGCACGAGCATCGCGTTGCGCTGGTCTCCCTCGGCGGCAAACGCTTTTTCAGTATCATAGCGCGGACGGAGGTAGCTTGCGACCTCCTCCATAGCGACCCGCTCGGCTTTCTGCCGGGTCTCGGGTTCGCTGCGGGTGAGTATGTCGAGTTCGTCTTCGTCGCATACCACCCTGTAATCGTCCTCGGTGAGAAACATTGTTACCGGGTTTTGTAGATTGCGAGCGATTCCGCCTTTTCGGGCGTGAAACCCTTGCAGAACGCGCCCTCCTTAATCTTGGCTTTGAGGTGCTGTTTGCTCACGACGAGGGGTTTGCCGCCGTACATGAGCACGAGCCACTTTTTGCCCGTCACTACGGCGTTTCGGTCGGCTCGTTTGATTGCCCGCTTGCATCGGATGTAAAGCACATAGCTCTTGTATGCCTTTACGCACTTTCTGAAAATCTTTACCATGAGTTTTTAGAGGTTGGTCGCCGCCCGAACTTGGGGGCGAAAGTTTTTATTCTTGTTTGCTGTTGCAGGATGTAGATCGCCCCCTCGTCGGCGTCGGGCGCGTCGTCGTGGCTGCTGGTTCCTTTTTCAAACGCGAGGGTCTGTTCCAGTCCCGCGAGCGTGTCGGGGTCGTTCTGCCTGTCGGCGTTGTAGAACACGAACCCGCGCTCCCACAGCGGGGAGATTCCCTCGATGCGCTGGAACTTGTCCGGCTTCTTGCGTTTGTCCGCCCGTATGGGTAGCTGGTACCCGCGTAAATTCCCCTCTCGGGTAAATTCGTCGAGGATGATGTCTTGCAGGAAATTCGCCTCGATGTAGTAATAGCATATCACCCCGGCGACGATCATCCGCTCGTGCAGGTCGTACCACCAGCGCACCATTTCGGCGACCGAGCATTGCCGCACGAACGCCTCGATTTGGTGCAGTTCCGTCCCGATCTTTCCCCACAGCTTGATTGCCTTGTAGTCGTTTTTGCTGGTGCCTTTGAACGAGGGGTCGCAATACGCCACGAGGTAATCGTACTTGCAGAGCTTCGGCAGCTTCTTCCACTTGATCCACGTGTGTTTGAACACCGCGCCCTCGGTAATCGGGTTGTTCATCATTTCCTTTTGGAAAGAGCGGTACCCCATGAAACGCTCCATGTCGCGGAGCTCGTCGATCGACCATTTCGACGCCCACGCCACGCGCCCCTGCTTGTCGATCGCGTTCACCTGCGAGACCAGCACGCCGTCGGTTGCGCAGATATTGGCGAGCACGCTGCACTTGCTTATAAGGTTGCCGACCATGATAAACCGCCCGCGCCCGCCGTCGAGGGCACCGAACAACGCCTCTTTTACCCAGTCGGTAAGTTTGTTTACCCGGGTTTCGTTGCCGCATAATTCGTCGTCGTCGAGGTCGTCGATCACGATGTAGTCAGGGCGGTGGTTCCGGTACCGCAAGCCTCGGGGCGACTGCCCGCGTCCCCGGGCGAAAAATGCGCACCCGTCGGCGGTAACAAATTCGCCCTCTTCCCAGCTTCCGGAATTGTACTGAACGCCGAAATCGTTTATATAGCGTTGGTTATACTGCAACTCCGCCTGCAAGTCCGCCAGCAGGGTATTTGCGTTCTCCTGCGACTTGCCGACGAGCACCATTACGTTTATATCCCGCACCTTTTGGCACTTCAACCACATGGGGATCATTATATCCATGTGGGTACTCTTGGCGTGTCCTCGCGCCCATTTGAACGCAGCTTTGAGGTTGCGGTTCTTGCGTATTTTATTCGCCGCTTCGATGTGGAACGGCGCGCTCTCGGTATGTTTTCCTGTTGCCGGGTCGTCGGTGTAGTGCGGGAAATAGTAATTCACGAAAAAGGCATAATCCGCCCGTGCCCGTTTGATGCGTGCCTGCTTGTCCGCCTCGCTTTCAGCCCGGTTTACGGTGGTCTGCGCCTGTACGTTGTCGCACCACTCTTTCCACCGTTTGGTGGCGTCATTTACTCCTGCGACTGACATTATTGCCCTTTCGTGCTTAAAAGTTCCGAGACATACAGGTCTTGAAACCGATTGATCGCCTTTATCAGTTCGGGGGTGAGTTCCTCGTCATTGGTCGCCCTGTGTTGTAGCCACTTGCCGAAACCGATGAACACCTCGATCGCATCGACGACGCTCGCCTTTTTGTCGAGCTTCTCTATTGTCGCCGCCAGTTTGGAAAGTTTATCACAGGCTCCGGCTACTTTCTCGGCATCCCGTTCTTCGTTGAGCTTTTCAACCTCGTTGCTTATTGCCCGCAGCAGGTTGTTTACGATTTCGGGGCGTGTGACGCTTTGGGCAGCTCTGCGTTTGTCCCACGCTTCCTCTGCCACCCACCTGTTTATGGTCTGTTTTGAAACGCCGACTTTCTCGGCGATGATGTTCTGCTGTTCGCCCGACATGTAGAGCACGCGGGCAAATTCCTTTTTCTCCTCGGAGACCTTATTTGCCATTCATAAGATGCGGTTTAATTGGTTCGTGCTCCCGAACGGGAGTTTTCCACGATGCAAAATTCGGTGACTGCCCCGTGAAAATAAAAAAGGTTGCAAACTATTTACACTCTTTTTGTTAGGGCGTTGCAAACCCCGCAAATTTGCATCGTTCAACATCGCGGAGTAGAGCAGTTGGCAGCTCGTGAGGTTCATTCCCTCAAGGTCGCAGGTTCGATTCCTGCCTCCGCAACAATATCGCGGGATAGAGCAGTTGGCAGCTCGCGAGGTTCATTCCCTCGAGGTCGGCGGTTCGAGTCCGCCTCCCGCTACAAAAACCCTTTTTAGAAGTATGACCGACGGGGACGGTGGAGCCCTTAAAAGAAAAATGCCGTCCCCTATTTTTTGACGAATGGCAAAAGACTTTATCATCAACACGAGCGGACTTAACAGCTACGGCACCCGTGTCCTTACCCCGGGAATCGACCTCACGCAGTACAAGCGCAACCCGGTACTCCTCTACATGCACACGCGCGGTTTCGACGGCAAGAGCACTCCGATCGGGCGCGTCGAGAATATCCGCGTCGAGGGCGACGAGTTGCGGGGTACCCCCGTGTTCGACATGAAAGACCCGTTTGCGGCGGAGATCGCCCGCAAGTGGGAGGAGGATTTTATCCGCATGTGTTCGGCGGGGCTGGAGCCCGTCGAGTTGAGCACGGCGACCGAGTACCTGTTGCCGGGACAATCCCGTGCAACGGTCGTGCGCTCGAAGCTCGTCGAGGTCTCCATTGCGGACATCGGTTCCAACGACGACGCCCTGCAATTATACGAGCCGAGCGGTAAAATCCTGCGGCTGGCATCGGGCGCGGACAGCGAGATCGTCCCGCTCCTCAAAAACGCACACTCCCCGGCGGCGGAGCCTGCCCCGGAAGAGAACAACGGTAACAATCAAACCCTTTTTTCGATGAACAAAATCCTACTGACCCTCGGGTTGCCCGCAACGGCTACCGAGGACGACGCGGTAAACGCGATCACCAAGTTGCAGGGCGACGTCGCCCGTATCGAGACGCTCGAACTCTCCCGCATCGAGGCGGCGGTCGATGCTGCTATCGAGGCAAGAAAGACGACCGCCGACAAGCGCGACCACCTTATCACGCTGGGTAAAAAGGCAGGTTTCGACGTCCTGCAATCGACTATCGCCATGCTGACCCCGGTACAGAAGCCGACACAGCTTATCAACCCGGCGGGCGGAGCGGCTTCGAGCGCGAGCGTCGAGCTGGCATACTCGGAAATGTCCGACGAGCAGCTCCGTAAGCTCGAAAAAGAGAACCCGGAGAAGTTCATGCAACTTTTCAAAGCCGAGTTCGGCTATGTCCCCAAGATCGACAAGTAACACTCAAAACCTTTCTAACAGAATGAAAAAGTTTCTTTTTGCCCTTATGGGCTTTATCTGCGCGATTTCCGTGAATTGCGCCGCCGGAGCTGTCGGAGCCTCCGCGCTCGGGGTTCAGCCCGTGTACGGTGTGCTGGCGGTGAACGGCGTCTCTTTCCTGTCCGGGCTGTGCGGCGGTTTCATGCCCTCGGGGGCTGCCTGCGCCGGACTTTACACCGAGGCGTGGACGGGCTTTATGATTAAAGCGTTCCGCACCGATCCCGAGGGGCTGGGCTGGTACAGCAAAATCCGCTCGTTCGACCAGTATGTCGAAAAAGACGTGATCCATTTCGTGAATATCGGCGGCGATCCTACCGTACTGGTGAACAATACCTCGTACCCGCTGGAGATCGAGGAACTGGAGGACGGCGACAAGGCTGTGACGCTCGACAAGTATCAGACCAAGCCGACGCGCATCACCGACGACGAGCTGTATTCGCTCTCTTACGACAAAAAGGCGACGGTTATCGAACGCCACAAGGAGGCTATTTCGGAGAAGAAATACTCCCGAGCCATTCACGCGATCGCCCCGAACGAAAACAGCACGGCAACTCCCGTGATCCTCACGAGCGGCGAGGCGTCCGAGGGTCGCAAGATTATGACGCGCAAGGACATCGTGCGCCTCAAAAAGCTGTTCGACAAGAACAAGGTGCCCAAGGCGGGGCGTTGCCTCGTGTTGTGCAGCGACCATGTCGCCGACCTGCTCGAAAACGACCAGAAGTTCTACAACCAGTATTATAACGCCGAGAGCGGAAAGATCAACAAGGTGCTGGGCTTTGAAATCTACGAGTATGACGACTGCCCGTACTACAACGCTACCACGCTGAAAAAGGTCGCATACGGTTCTGTTCCGGCGGATACGGACATGCAGGCGTCGATCGCTTTCTCGCCTACGCGCATGATGAAAGCCAACGGCAGCGTCAAGACCTACGCATCGGAGGCGAAGAACAACCCGACCACGCAGGAAAACCTTATCAGTTTCCGCACTTACTCGATCTGCCTGCCCCTCAAAAACGAGGCTATGGGCGCGATCGTGAGTGCCAAGGTGACCGCCAGCGCGGGCGACAACAAGTAATCCCAAAACTACCCGACAAATGAAAAAGGAGCTTAAATACTTGGTTATCCATTGCACCGCCACACCCCGAGGACGCGAGGTAACAGCCGACGAAATCCGGGCGTGGCACACGGCTCCCCAACCGCGAGGCAGAGGGTGGCGGCAAGTGGGATATACCGACCTTTTTCATTTGGACGGTAGTGTCGAGCGGCTTGTCGCTAACAACGAGGATGCGTGGGTTGATGATTGGGAGATCACGAACGGAGCCGCCGGATATAACGGCGTGTCGCGGCATATCGTGTATGCTGGCGGTTGTGAGAACAACAAGGCACTCACCCCGGCGGACACGCGCACCCCGCAGCAGCTCGAAGCCTTGAAGCGGTACGTGCTGGCGTTCCACGCCCGGCATCCCCGGGTGAAGATCGTCGGGCACCGCGACCTGCCGGGCGTGCATAAGGCGTGCCCCTCGTTCGACGTTCCCGCGTGGTTGAAATCTATCGGTATTGTGCAATGAGTACGGAGTTGTTGTTAGCGATTATCGGCATTACTGCGGCACCTGTCACCTCGTGGCTTGCCTCGAAACTCACGCGGCAGAAATACAATACCGAAATCGCAAGGCTGCGCGCCGAGGTTGCCGCTGCCCGTGCGGATGCCAACCGCAAGGAACTGGAGAACGTGCGTGTCGGAAACGAGATTATCATGCAGAACATCGTGCACCCTTTGGAGGTGCAGGTAAAACGACTGAATACGAATGTTTCAAGACTGGAAAAAGCCGTCGGCAAAATTTCTCTTTGCCCTCACGCTGCTGACTGCCCTGTTTCTCACGAGTTGCGCAAGCACAAAGAATGCGACGATCCGGAGCACGACGACAAGTAACCTCGAACATGCTGCCGATTACGGGGAGGAAACAGAAACGAGCAACACCGAAAGTTTGGAAGCGGTCGGCGATCGGCACGAACAGACCGATACCGAAACGACAACCGAGCTGACGAGCAACGAGGAGGTAACGACCACCGTGCGGGAGTACGACACGGACAAACCGACCGATCCCGTCACGGGGACGCCGCCGCTCAAACGGGAAACCACCCAAACGCGGCGCAAGACGGATGCGGGGCGGCAGACGCAGACCACCGGGCAGACGATCGACGAACACAGGGAACTATCCGGCGAATCAAGCAGCCGCGAAGCTGCCAAAACGGAATTACAGACAACCAGCGGGGAGAGTACGCATACCGACACGGACACCGAAACCCACGAACGGCGGGGGTTGAATCCCCTGCAACGTCTGCTCTGCACCCTCGGGGGGATTGCCGTCGCTGCGGGGGTCGTGTGGCTGGTGTGGAAACTTAAACGGCATTTATAAACCATTCAAACACCATTTGACTATGGCAAAAAAAGAAGATAAGGCGGAGAACCCGCAAAACAAGACCGGGGCACCTGTTCCGACCGGACAGGAACCCCCGCAGGACAACACCGGGGAGGGCATGACGGATCAGCCGCAGGCGGGAGGCAAGCAGCCGACCCCGGGCGGTGCTGCCGACAATGCAGAACCCGCAGCGAAAACCCCGACCAAAAAATCGGAGCCGAAAGTTTCGGACGCCGTGCAGAAGGTCGGCAAAGCCCTGCTCAAAAGCAACCCCGATATGTCGGTCGTGTACATGACGGCAGACGGTCGCGGGTTCTACGAGAAAAACGACGCGGACAACCATGCCCGCACGCTCAACAACAAGGCGGTAACGCCCGTAAAGAGATAGCCGAATGCAGAGTATCAAATTTGAACGCACCAACGGCAACATCCCCAAGACGGCGGCGGGACAGGATCACGTCAGCGGGTTCCTCGCCTACGTGACGGCTCTGCCGGAGGGGTTCTCGGAGGAGAACCGCATACAGGCGTGCTCCTCGATCGAGACCGCCGAGAAACTCGGCATCACCAGCGACGAGGGCGCGGCGTGGGAAATCCGGATGCTGCACTACCATTTGAGCGAAATTTACCGTCTCAACCCGGGCATCAGCCTGTATGTCGGTCTTTTCGCCAAGCCTACGGGCGGCACCTACACCTTTTCGGAGGTCAAGAGCCTGCAAAACTACGCGGGCGGCTCTCTGCGGCAGGTTGCGGTGTGGTGCGGGCACAAGGAGCTCGATGCGGGCGACCTCACGGCGTTGCAGGGCATCGCCACCTATTTGCAGGAATACGACCGTCCGCTCTCAATCGGTTACGCTCCGAAAGTCGCCTCCGTCACGTCGCTACCGTCGAGCCTTGCGGGAGCCGGGAAATGCAATGTCTCGGTCATCATCGGACAGGCAGGCAAGGGTGTCGGGGCGCAGTTGTACGCCGACAAGGGCAACACGGGGAAAGCCTCGGTTTCCGGGCTCGGCGTGTGGCTGGGCATCACCTCCAAAGCGGCGGTACACCAGTCGATCGCCTCGGTCGAGAAATTCCCGACGGGTATCGACCTGCCTGCGTTCGGCGACGGAACGCTGCTGCGCGACCTCGACACGGCGATCGTTGAGAACCTCGACGTCTCGCGTTACCTGTTTTTCGTGACTTACGACGGCTTTGCCGATTCGTATTTCAACGATTCGCACACAATGGACGATGCGGTGAGCGATTACGCCTATATCGAGAACGTCCGTACTATGGACAAGGCGGTTCGCGGCATCCGTAAAGCCCTGCTCCCGAAACTCGGCGGCGAGCTCTACGTGAACGCGGAGACCGGGCAACTCGCCTCCTACGAGGTGGAATACCTCACCGAGCTTGCGAACAAGCCGCTCGAGGACATGCAGAAAGCGGGCGAGTTGAGCGGCATGTTGGTAGAAATCGACCCCGATCAAGACGTGTTATCGACCTCCGAGCTGGAGTTCGTCATCAAGCAGGTAGGCGTCGGGGTATTGCGCAGGATCAGATGTAAAATCGGCTTTGCAAAAAAAGCATAAACCAATCGGCTGAATGGCAGAAGCAACGGATTTAATCCCTCTTATCAACGGTATCGAATACTCGTGGGGCGACATCACGGCGACCGTCGGGGGCGTGCCTGTCGTCGGAATTACGGCGATCGAGTACGGCGACGACCAAGTTGTCGAGAACCACTACGGGGCGGGGCGTTTCCCGGTCTCGTACTCCAAAGGCAGAGTAACCCCGAGCGCCAAGATCACCGTCGCAATGGGCGAGGTGATCGGCTGGCAGGCGAAAAGCCCGACCGGGCGGTTGCAAGACCTCGCACCGTTCCCTATCGTTGTGGCGTACATCCCCGAGGACGGGCAGATCGTAACCGACAAGATTATGAACTGCCGTTTCAAGAAGAACGCCCGCAACTGGAAAGAGGGGGACACGCGGCAGCTCGTCGATCTCGAGCTGGTGCCCTCGCATATCAAGTGGCACAACAAGTAACAGCAAGTTTAACCGG